AGGATACAATATTTCTCTTGTAAAATTTTCTGGTCCTATTTTTTCAACATCTGCGATCAAATGGTCTGAGGAACCCCAGTAATCTCTCCAATCGCTTTCTATTTTGCTTCTTCTTTTGTTTTTCTTGCCTTTGAGTGGTGGGCGTGTTTTCTTAAATTTGGCTAATTTCTTGCCTATGTATTTTTTATCGTTGGTCTTATTGGTAATAAGATATACAAATCCTTCTGTATCTTCGGGTAGTTCTTCTATTTCTTTACCTTGGTAAGTCCATCGCATATGGATACTTACCCAAGCCTATTCTTCTGGGATGTCCTTTTTGGAATTATGCTTATTATGTACTTCATCCATGCGTTGTTTAGCTAAAGATCTTATTTCACGTAGCCATTTGCGAGTTTCTCGATGTGTTCGCACTGAATTTCTTGCTTCAAATGCTTCATTTGCCTTGAAATATGCCATATATGCCTTTGTTAGCTTATCATGTATATCGTCATTCATTCTTTGCTATCTCTATCATGCGTTCTACTAAACTGCCAAATCCTACCTGTCTCTGCATAGTTAAAAGATTTCTTATTCCTAAGCCTTCAAAATTTTCTAATGTCAGCTGTGCTATAGCACTACGGTGTTCACCATTTAATAGATCAACTAAAACTTTCGCTGTTCCTTTTGTGATCCAAGCATCTGCGTCATGTTTGTAAGACATTGTTCCATCTTTATTGACTTTTCCTACTACCCACAGATTACTAGCACAACCTCTGATTTTATTTTCGTCTATTTTATCCTTATCTTCCAAAGGCGGAACTTCTCTAGCAATGTCAATAAGATATTGTAATCTATCATGTCCTTCTAAAGGAGCCATTTCTTCACCACGATTTTTAATTTTATCTAATATCATCTTTCATTAAATATTTCCACGTCATTTTCATAAGAAGTAAATCCATTTTCTTTTATCACTTTAAGTACATGTGTTACACGACCAACTAATTCATCCTTATGCGAGATAAGATAAACGTTTTTATTGCGTTCTCTTCCCATCTTTTTAAGTATTGCTAAACTATTCTCAACTCCTGAAGTATCCATACCTGAATCAACAAGCTCATCAATGAACAGTAGATTAATGTTTTGATACAAGCTCTCCCAAACATCTCTGAAAGCAAAACTCATACCAAGAATCAACCTATTACGCTCACCTCTGGAAAGATTGTCAAAATCAAGATCCTGACCTAACTGTGTGATCTCAACACTCAAATCGTTCATAAACACAACTTGATGTGGAAGTCCTAGCTTGTCAAGATAATGTGTGAGCCTGTTGTTCAAGTATGCCAAGTTTTGATCAATAATCTTTTTACGTATAAAACTATCTTTGTTTGTCAATAGTTTTAATAAGAACTCTTGATGTTCTTTTAGATCATTGAGTGCGTTGATTGTAGTCCAATCAACTTCTTGGATTCCTGTTTTAGTCAAATCATCAATTTGTTCCTGATAAGGATCAGTTTCATTTTGACTATTTTCTAATGCTTGTTTAAGTTGTGCTACATTTTGTTTGTGATCATAAACTTCCTTGATAGTTTCATAAAAAGTATCAGGTCGGCCATTTATATCACCTATTTCTGTAAGCTCATTGTTTGCTTCGGATAATTTATCTGTTATTTCTTTTTGATAAGAAACAGCATCTTCTAATTCTTTGGATTTTTTGTTTTCTATTTCTTTTACTTTATCCTCTTGTAGTTCTTGACCACAAGCATAACACACAGCATTATCAAGTTCTTCAATATCTTTTTTGACTTTATCTACTGAATTGTTAGCTCTTAGCAATGTAGAGTCTAATGTTGCTGTTTCTTTCTTAAGTGTGTTAATTCTTGTGTTTAATTCTTCCCAATTTTTTAGTTTTTCGTGTTTTTCTAATTCACTATCAACGTCAAGATGTTCTAGTTCACTTATACCTCTTTGTAATTTTTCAAGATTTGTCTTTTTATTTGTTTCCCAAGCACTCTGTTTTATCTTTAAGCTATCTATAGTATCTTTAATTCTTTCATTACTTTGTTGCTTGGCATTTATATTTGCGTTTTCTTCTGTAATATTATCTCTAGTTTGTTTAATTTTTTCTTTTAAGGTTTCTGCTTTTTCAGAAAGTATTGTTATACCAAGTAGTTGTTCAATAATATCCTTTTGATCATTTACCTTCATGCTTAAGAATGGTTCTGTATATGTGTTTAAAGCAAGTATATGCTTAAACATGTTATGACTCATTCCTAACAGTTCATTTATTGTTTCCTGTGTTTTACGGCTATCACCTTGACTTTCGTCAGTCATTTCTTGTTCTTGATCATCAACAAAAAATTTCAGTAGATTAGGACCACGTCCTCTTTCTACCTTATAATCTGTGCCGTCTTTTTCAAAAGTTAAAGTAACCAACATACCTTTGTTGTTGGTTTTGTTAATTAAATTATTTCTTTTAATATTTGTTAGTGCTATACCATACAAAGCATAACTTAATGCGTTTATGATTGTTGTTTTTCCAGTTCCGTTTCGAGAACCCATATCATCTCCGCCTTGATCAAGATTTTCACCAAGTACAAGAGTAAGTTGTTGTTTATCAAAGTCAACTGCTTGGGTTTGATTACCCACACTCATAAAATTCTTTACTGTAAGGCTTTTAATTTTTATCATAGTTCGTCATATATCCTTAACAGCGTGTTTTTATCATATTGTTCAGTATCAATTGCTGTAATCTCCTTCGTTACAATCTGATCTACACTTTCAAATGTGCTTATATCAATATCAGTGTGTATCTCTTCATCCTTTTGACTTGGAATAAGTGTTATTTCTCTACAGTCATATTCGTTTACAAAAGTTTCTTTAATAAAACTAGCTTCTTCGTATGATATAGGTAAGTCAAGTGTAACTCTAAGATACATTTTACTTTTTAATAGTTTTTCTTTTTCATCTAACAGTTTAGAAAGTTTTAATGTTCTATATTTTGGACAATCATCCCAGTCTATGTATACTGGTTCCTTGTTGTTTTCTTTATCAAGGATCATCATGCCACGTTTGTCATCCCATGCGTCTGCGTAGTTGTGCGGAAAAGCATTTCCTAAATAATGTATTTTTCCTTGTACCTGTCTTTTATGAAAGTGTCCTGAAAATACGTAGTCTTGATGTTTGAAGTGTTCAGCCTTCAACTCACCAGTATCTGGCATCTGTACCATAGCATTCATATAGAAGTTAGGAAGTTCAAAATGACCAAACATATATTTTGCTTTGATCTTAGAAATCTGTTTCCATTCTTCACCTACTAACCAAGGAACAAGAACAACATCATCTTCTTGTAATATTTCATCTACGTAAGTAATACCAGGAATGTGTTTACCAAACTCTAACGAATAGATATCGCGTTTATCTTTGTAATACAAGTCATGATTACCAGCAAAGAAATAAAATTTTTCAAATGCCTTACCTAGTTTTTCTAAACACCTTGTTGTAGTATCAAGTGTTTGTACATTAATAGTATTTCGATTGTGATGCCAATCTCCACAAAATATTCCAGTTTCACAACCGTTTTCTTTTGCTTTTTGGATAAACCAATCTACAAATTCTTCACAATCCTGTAAATGAACTTTACTGTTAGACTTCAATCCAAGATGGATATCAGTAAAAACCGCCGCTTTTTTAAACAAAATACAATCCTTCCTCTAGCATTATAGTAGAAAACTAAAAGTTTGTCAATCAGTTTTTTGAGTTTTTTGGTTAGCTAAATTATGATCACGTTGTTGGCGCTCCCATTCTCCTTTAGCTTGTCTTGTGTAGCTAGGATTCATATGATTCATTTCTAAAATGTCATCTCTAATATTTTGATTTCGTTTTTCAATATTAATAACTCTTACAAATGAATTAGTCACTGCCGCAGTATAATAAGCAAAAGGATTATTAGATTTGGATTCGTCAAACTGTAATCCGATCTGAGATAATTGGAGTATTGCCTGTCCACGCATCTCATCATTGTATGTGTATCCTCTTACATTTCCTCTTGTGGCATATCTATCACATAGTTTCATCCACATTAGAGCAAGTTTATTTGTAACCTTGCCGCCGTCTTTGGTAAAATTACCGTTCTCCATTCCTCCTTCCCAATGACTCTTACCAACACAAATTAGTTCTCCTTGATCATTGTATTTGTAATGTTGAAACGGAGGAAAGTTTACCTTTGTTTTTGTATCTGCTATGGTTTTTGGATTTTTCTTACGTCCGGGCTCTTCTGGAATATGATCATACATCATAATCCTAAATACTACGTCTGTTTTTTCTATTTTTCTATAATCAATAGCAAATTCTGCTAATTTTACTCTTTTACCACTTTCTTTTGCCTTTTCAAATGCTTTTTGCTGTAATTTTTTTGCCTTGTTCCTTTTAGCTTCTGCTACTGTGCGGACATTTATTTTAGACACACTAGGTAATATTATATCAAAGTCAGCATAATCGCTGTCCGTAAAGCTACAAAACGAAGATTTTGACTTGTGAATCTCTGCTAATATGTCTTTGTTGTTTAAATAATTAATTCTTTTCATTGGTTCTCCAAGGTTCATACCACATTATAATATACTCTGTTAATTTTGTCAACTAAATAATAGTAAGGAGATAACCAAATGCCATCATACTTTAAAGACGGAAAAATAAGCAAGGACGGAAAGAGTTTAGCCGTCGATAAAAGCAAAACAGCCTTTGCTAGTGAAGGACAAAACACAGCTTCAGCTGAAGCTCCAAGTTGGGTAACCGAATCACCGTTATACCAATCTATGAAAGGTATGGCCCAAGACATATACGACGGCGTAACAGAAGGTGGTGACAATCTTGTTGGCGATGTTCGATCTAAGTTTTTGAAAGGCGGCGATCCTGAATTAGGCACTTCACCTACACAGGCATATTGGGGACAATCAACCGTTGAAGATAGAGATTGGCGTGTAAAATTAAGTTTACCTAAAAAGTTTGCCGAATCAGAAATAATGAAGCCTTTGGTTAACACGGGAGGAATGATGTTTCCTTATACTCCTACTATTATATTGAGTCACTCTGCAAATTATAATCAAGTGGCTCCTATACATAATAATTATCCTTTTTTTGCTTATCAGAATTCACAAGTGGATCAGTTGGTTATTACTGGACAGTTTTATAGCCAGAACGGTTTAGAAGCCAGTTATTGGGTAGCTTGTCTACATTATTTAAGAACAGTAACAAAAATGCAACATGGAGCAGATAATGACGGTAGAGGTAATCCTCCTCCAGTTGTTGAGCTCAGTGGTTATGGTGATTACGTATTCAACAAAGTACCTTGTGTTATTGTAAACTTTACAGTTGACATGCCCAATGAGGTTGACTATATAGCAACAGGTTTTAACCCTATTGATTTTTCAGACGCTGGAGCATCTATTGCTGAACAGAAAGCAGGCATGTCAGTAGGTTGGGCACCTTCTGAATCACAGTTTACTGTTACAGTACAACCAATCTACAGTAGAATGAAAGTATCCAAGTTTAATTATGGTAAGTTTGTAAATGGAGATACCTTAGGTAAAGGATATATTTAATGACAAGTCCTTATAAAGATACAGAATTTAAAATTGATGGCACGTTAGACTTGTTATCAATTAGACCTATTCCCGCTTTTGTGGATGATAAACTTTATACCATTGAACCTCAATATAATCATAGACCAGATCTGTTAGCTTATGATTACTATGGTAATAAAGATTTATGGTGGATATTTGGACAAAGGAATATGGACATAATTGAAGATTTCATTTATGATATATCAACCGGTACTTCCATTTATTTGCCAAATCCTTCTAAAGTAAAAGACGTACTGGAGTAAAAAGTGTCTGAACAACCATATACCTATGCTGACATAGTAGTAGGGACAAAAAAATTCATAAAGCCAGAAGAAAAAAATACTACAGGCGACGATACCCAATCTACAGATACTGAGGAAAAAACAAAAAAGAAAGACACAGTATCTAAAACTGACAGCAACAATGTCAAGAAATCAACAACAGGAAGTAAATCACAATCTGCTACAGTAGGTGATGCTTCGGAAGGTGCCCCTGAGTTTATTCCGAACGGATACGATACATCAATATACAGTGAAGATGAGGATGGTAATGCTACAGCTGAACTAACAGAAAACGAAATGAATCAAATATTGAATGCTAAAACACAATATCAAAATGACAGTTTTAATTACCAAGCCAATCAATTTTTTCTTCCTAGAAGGACGAATAGTTTAGACAAGTACGTTTCAGTTAACTATCTTTGGACACTGGCGGCATTGAGTAATGATGAATATAATTTTCCACACGAAACTTATAAAAAGAAAGGGCCAAGGGTCGAACAAACTGTTATAAAAATGGGAGGCTTTCCTGGAGCAGTAAGCAGTCCAACAGGTCCAATGCCTGCTAGACCAATGACAGAATTAGAATTAAAAAATGGCGGATACAATACAGAATATTTTATAGACAACGTTGAGATCAACAGCATAGTGGCTCCTAATCCAAAATCAAGAATTACCACAGCATTTAATATAGAATTTGAAGTCACAGAACCTTATAGCATGGGACAATTTCTACAGCATTTACAACTTACTGCGATGAAAGCAGGTTACACAAATTATTTGGAATGTCCATATTTGTTACAACTTGATGTAATAGGATACCGAGATTCTGCTGTATATCCTGGAACTTATCCAAGGAAAGAAGCAAGTAGACAATTTGCTATGAAAATATATGAT